TGGTTTAGATGGTTTAACAGCTTTGATAGCATCTGATACAATAGTATTTGGTGTATCAGATACTTCTGGTTTAGATGGTTTAACAGCTTTGATAGCATCTGATACAATAGTATTTTCATTTCTACCCCAATTTGATTTCTTATATTCTTCAACAGAATTCCACCCATAATCTTTGGCTCTTCTCTCCAATTCTTCGGAATTTTCTTTATCTGAATCACCAAACGGCCAAAGATTTTTTAACCATCCCGTTACCTTACCAAAAAAATTATTTATTGTTTTTTTGGCAGTATCAATCGCGGGTTGGATGGCGTCTGTCAGGGGTTTGAAAAAATTACCAACAGAATTAGTAAGACCACTGTAAGCATCTTTCGCATAATTAAATCCTTTGGATAAGGTGCCTGTTACCGTTCCCCAAAGATTTGAAGCTGCTCCCTTCACCGTATTAGTAAGACCACTGTAAGCATCTTTCGCATAATTAAATCCTTTGGATAAGGTGCCTGTTACCTTTCCCCATGCTTTCGAAGCTACTCCCTTCACAGTATTAGTAAGACTGTTATAAGCATCTTTCGCATAATTAAATCCTTTGGATAAGGTGCCTGTTACCTTTCCCAATACTATTGAAGCACCTCGGTAAACCTTTCCCGCATAATCCGTTACATCACCCCATATTTTATTTGCGTATTCCTTCAGCTTTTTTAAACCGTCTCCCATGTTCCCCGAAATCCCCCCACCCGTGGTTTCATCACTATCATCCAGAATACCAAACCATTCTAAAGGCTTTCTAAGAAAATATGGTAAGTCCTTCAACTTATTCTTGATCCATCCTTTCAAACCGGAAAACCATCCTGTTTTTGGAGAGAGGGATTTATCAGATTCCTCTTTTTCTCCAAATCCCAACAGCATTTCAATACCAGTGACAATTGGACTAAGACCCACAAATGATAATAAACCTACACCGAATTGGTAAAGTCCTCCCATTATATTCCCACTTGCAAAAGCTTCCCCAGCCATTTGCATTCTCTTAAATCCACCTATAACTGGTAACCAGAGAGCATTTTTCCATATAAAGTTACCAATTCCTTTTGCCATATCTCCCAATAAGTTTATCTTGGCTCCCTGTTGCTTGCCCGTGGCACCGCCCGTCTTAGCATCCAAAAATGCATTAAGCAAATCCAATCCTAAACCTATTGCGAATGCTACTGGCGCACCTACTCCAGTTAAATACAATAATCCTGAGAGTGCTGATAAAACATCAATCACACCACCTATAATATCTCCACTACCAAAACGAGAAATTGCAAATCCGATTGAAATTATACTACCAAGCAGGGGAATTCTTTTAAGAACTCCGACCAAAGGTTTTAAAAATTTCAACATTTTAGCCATTATACCACCACCTTTTGCCATGCCCCCAAGAGCCTTGAAGGGCGCACCCACCATTCCTTTCAGTGAATTTATAAATCCTGTCATACCACTTGTGATCATTTTAATGATATCATCAATAGGTAATATCCTTTTAATTAAATTACCTATGAAATTTTTTGGTATTAACTTTTCAAACAATTTACCTATCAACTTATCAGGCATCAGCCCCCGTGCTAATTTGATTATTAATTTAATTTGCCTCTCAACCATACCCAATCCTAATCTAGCAAGTATTTTCAAAGCACCCTTAAATGGACCATCTGTCATCAATCCTGCAATCAACGCACCGATACCCACCACTAATGGTGAAAGAATTTTCAACCAAGACCAAGAAGATTTTTCATCAACTTTATCCTCCCCCTTTTGTATTTTCTCCCCCGTTTTTCCCGTGACTTTCTGAATGGAAGTCTTGATCGCACTGTCAGGTGTTTTTTTCTTTTGATATTCAAAAAATGTTCGCGCAAATAGAGAAGCGATTTCAGTGGTTCTAGTGCGCTCACTTGAATTGAGTCTAGGATTCACCCTTTTATTGGGATCGGAGGGATTATTACCCTGTAATACGTTCTTGTCCTCTATGGATTGCCCCTGTGGAACGCCAACGGTTTCGTTGATCGTTTTTAGCAATCCCAAGAGTTCTTCTAATAAAGCGGCATTCACTTTATTATTTAATCAAAGATTCAGAAATCAATTATCAAAGAAAGACACATCAATATCAAAGGCTTTTTCTTCCCCATTGATCGTAACTTTCAGATGGGATTGTTCATCCTCCTTGAAAACCTCAATATACTTGATGATTTCCTTATTGATTGATAGAGGCAGATTTTCCACAATTTTCACACGATCCTTCACGGGAGTATCGACAAATACAATCTCATTCTCCCCGAATTTAACGGATTTGATAAATTTAACAATCTCAAAAGTGTAGATATTGCCGATGTTCTTACCCACATCCTTATCCCCATCCTTTTTGATAATTTCAATGGCATAATTGATAACCTTATTCTCTTCCTTGAGAGTGGGGGTAGCCAGAACCACATCTACAATACCATTGATCGTCTTTTCCTTGGGGGATTTGATCTTACGGGTGCTTTGGATATTGCTTTCAATACTACCCACTTCTCCATCCAGCTTGAGATCATTACCAAGACTTTCTCCCCGAATCTTGAGAATCAGGGGTAATTTATCCTCAACTTTAAGATTATCTGATTCCGTATTCTCAATAAGGATATCATTAAGGATTTTCTGGAACTTGAGAACCCCCACTGTTCCATCCGCTACGGTGGCGATGATGTCTTTCTGTTGCTTGAAAGTGAGGGGAGAGCAATCCACTTCTTTTTTATTTGAAGCTTGATATGCCTTAAATTTGTTTGCCTTGAGTTCCTGAATGCTGTCAAGGAATTGTTGAACGTTATTTTCCATATGTGTTTATTTAAGTGGGTGAATCTGATTTGTCAAGAACGCTGGATGGAATGGAAAGAGTGATGTTGAAGAGACGGAACCTTATAAGGAATGGATTTCCAGACGCAATTTGATGATGAGTATAGGTTTGGGTATGATATTGCTTGGGACTATTTCACAAATGTATTCTGTGTGGTGGAATTTCACTGATAGGACAACCAAATCAAATAACCACCAACCCCCACCCAAATCCCAACAGTAACCAATCTCAATATTTGACCAGTCCACCCAAGACTACCATTCCTCACATAATCCAACCAAGAATAAGAAGCACAACAAGCCGCATCATCCAACCCGCCTTCAGCTTCTTTCTTGAATTCGGAGTTTGAGATGGGCGGGTGGATGTGCTTTACGTTCATAATAAAAGAATTTAACATTAATCATATCGATGTCAACCCAATTCTGATTTTTTTTCAGAAGTGTTTTCGGTATTGAGCTTGTCCACATAATAATCAATGTCTCGCATGGTGGAATTTAGGAGGATATTGCCGTCTATCTTGGACGACAAGTGGTAAATGATGTCACGGTAGTAATCTTCCCCATATGGGTGACAAAGACCCTTTAAAAGATTGAATGGAGCATTTCCCATGAAATTAATATTTATGTTTTTTAGGGATGAGTTGATAAAAAAAATTGTTTTAGATTTGTTTTTGAGAATAGCATTAATCAGTATATTATAGGTAGATGCTGGAAGCTGTTCAATCAGGGAAGCCTTGTCCCCCACATTGACGAAATCTAGAACGGACTCCCCATACTTCACCTTTCGTATCGTCTCTGATATGGAGAAAATGTCATAATCTTTTTTAAACATGTGGGGAACATCCAATTCAAATTCCAAATTATCGGTTTTAATAATCAGTGGTTCCTTATCCCAATTCTCAAACTCTTTTATGAAATATGAAAGGGATACCTTCACATTTTTCTCTTTCACGTTGAATCCCATTTCATAGGAAACATCACGCTCCCAGCATGTTAATACACTTAGCAACTTTTCATATATATTATCTCCCGAAAATTGATTAAGATAATCGATCAGGTAATCATCCCCATTTTCGGAGATTTCTTTGAGGTCTTTGAATTTTATTTTCATCGTGGTCTGAAGAAATCACGATTACGAGCCTTGCGATCCTTTATTTTTTGTTGAATTACTATGGCATCTTTCCGTGCTTGGGTTAGTTCATTACCCGTTAAAGGTCTTCCGTTTGCATCAACAAATACCCCATTTATCGTACTCACCGACTTAGATAGTTTTTCTGTTGTTATTTGTTTTGGGGGTTGTGGGGGTTGTGTGGGTTGTGGGGGTTGTGTGGGTTGTGGGGGTTGTGGGGGTTGTGGGAGTTGTGATTGGTTTCCCGGAGTTGTTAAAAGCTGTTCATAATTCTCACACACAAATGTTACGCTCTTGATAGGAAAATCAGTATTTTCATAATCCATCGTATATCCTTCAACAGCGACAGGAAAAGCTCTTATAAATCGATATCCTTTTCTAAGCTTCCCATCATTGGTGTATTGCTTAACGGTAATTGTGGATTTGAGATTCACCCCACGCTCAATCAGACCTTTAATGCCAATGGCAATCTGCCAAGGACGGAAAAATTCATGCTCCAAATCCTGTCTTGTTTCCAGAAAGTTGATGGAAAATTGACGGGAGAGGAAA